TATAATTATAAACCTTGCGCATAGCACCAAAACCGCTATTAAATATAGCTGTTGTTATGCGCTTTTATTGCGGGAGGGTAAAATGAAAAAGAAATTTATTGCAATACTTAAAGAGTTAGGATTTGAAATTGAACTGATCGAAACTACCGAAATCAGAAGTGGTATAAAGACTTATTACATAATCAAAATTAAATACAGTAAAATATAATTATAAACCTTGCGCATAGCACCAAAACCGCTATTAAATATAGCTGTTGTTATGCGCTTTTATTGCGGGAGGGTAAAATGAAAAAGAAATTTATTGCAATACTTAAAGAGTTAGGATTTGAATTGGTTAAATACGAACACAGTAAACCAAATTTTGATTGGAATACCTACGAGATTGAATATAAAGACAAAGATGGATATGAGTATATATTCGATATGGAGGTTAGCATTTGGGATGTCGATGAAAACAGCATCTCAAATAGAGTAGGTGTATTGAAATACTTTAGAGAGTGTGTGATGGCTAATTGTGTATAACTACGAAATATACGCATCGCATAAACACAGAGAAAGGAGAATAAAATGAAAACTGTAATCCATTTTCCTGCAATATTCATTCACGAACTATCACATTTAATTGCGATATGGGTAACGGGTTGCACTCACCAAAAAAACTGGACAATGACGCTCAATGAATACAACTTTTTAACTTCATTTGACGGGGAGAAATCTTGGAGTAAGATATTTATTGTTGCAGGTGCGCCGTTAGTTGGTTTTGCCTTAACATGGATTGCCCTGATATGGCTTGATGCCAGTATATTTATAAAGCTGTATTTCGTGATACTCACGGACATATTGCTACCAAGCAATCAGGACATAGAGATAGCAAACTTCTCAAAAACACAATTCAAAAAATGATGAACAGCAAAGAAGTAAAAAAGGGTTTTAGGTTTTGGTATGTTTTCGCCCTACTGATGGGAATTGGAATAGGCATTCAAGCCACATTGATATGGCAGAACTCACACAAAGAAACACCTGCCGTGTATTCAGATTCTATTGGAATAGAGGAAGGAGATCACACCGTTATCATTGGGGATTCAGCTTGGTTCTATAAAGGAACTATCGGATGGTTTTACATATACAACTACGTGATGACTGACGAGGAAATAGAACAAATAATTGACGGGATAAGAAATTAGTGGATTTATGAAAACAGTTTACGACATACAGTTTAAGGATTGGAAGTCAATCAGTGTTTTTTACAAGCATTTCAAGCCACGTTTACCATGGCATCCATTAGATGCAAGTGTTAATACATATTTTGAGGATTGGACTTCACAGCAAGCCACAAGGCTAAAAATCACGGATAATTCTTTACGGATTACAGCGACAAAAAAAGAGATATCGTTTCCTCACTATAAGGATGGGGAGAAAACATACCAGTACCAAAGTGCTGAAATAGTGGGCAAGAAATCATTTCAAACGGGAAGGTTCGAGGTAGTGGCAGACATGAACCCACAGGTAGGTATCGTTCCGGCTATCTGGTTTCTTACTCAAACAAGGTTCGTTCATGGTGATGAAAGTATCAAGCCGGAATGGGATTCACATGAGTTCGGCACAGAACATGAGCCTATATTAATGAACATTGCACTTCACGATGGACTGCACTACCCAACAGGCAGACACAAGAGCAAGAAGTTCTACAATCTCTATACAGGTGTGAATCTTTATTGGACAGAGATTGAGAAAAGGTGGTTAGTGTCTGGTATCAACGACAGGACATTAGTGCGTTTTCGCAGACCTAAGGGAGTTCAGCGTCAACCCATGTACCCGATCATTTGGTCGGCTGTTCCTTATTGGGGAGGGATAGAGAAAGACCACACGATTACAATAAACAGAATCAAACTTGATGTATGAAGTTCAAGATCAAAATAGGCTACTCCGGCAAATGGAACTTTGGTGACATTAGTGGGCGAAAGCAACGACAGAAATGGATGGAGAATTTAAGAAAATATTATACCTTTAACACTAAATATTCAAAAAATGAAAAAGCCGAGCAAGGAGAATTTTCACCTAAAAAAGATTAAGTTGGTCAACGGAGGTGGAGTTGAAATTTCACACAGAGAGGAAGTATCATCAGGTGGTGCTATTTACAAGAACGACTATGATAGTCAAAAATTCACGATTGAGCCACACCCAGATTTGATTAAGGCGGTAAAAGAGTTGAAACCGTTTCTTTGTCGTGTGTTTGATTACACGGATGATGATAAAAGTATTTCGGTGACAGGTCTAAGTCTGTCAAATGATTTTGTTAGCCTAACTGGAAAAAAAGACAGTCGCTTTGGTGGCACGATGGGAATATCGGCCCACAAGATTGACCTGAATGGAGAGGTGACAGGATGGGAGGATGATCTTGAGGTACAAGTAAATTTGATTGAGGAAGAAGTTTATTTGTATCGTTTTGAAGATAAGAAGGCTCAACTAGAAATCGCATTCGAGGAATAGATGGGAACTTTTAGAATGTCAAACGGTGAGCGAGTCTCAAAGGCCATAATTGACCGAAGGGTACGAGAAGCAAAGAATGTTAAACTTGTTAGACAACGGGAACAACACGGGTACAACTTTTGCCAAGATTGCCACAGGAATGATTGTGTGCCTTTGGACTGCTCACATGACATTAGTGTTAAGGAGTGTCAGGAAACGGGCAGAGCTGAACTGGCTTGGGATATTGAGAACATTACAATTCGTGGCCGGGATTGCCACAACAAACACGATAAAACCTATATAGGAAAATGTTAAACGAAGTTAGATTGATAGGACGATTAGGGCAAGACCCTGAATTAACAGAGCTTGCGACGACGACAATAGCAAAGAGCAGTTTGGCTACATGGTGGTCAAAAAAAGATGATAAAGGAGAATTTGAACAAGTAACGGAATGGCACGATGTTGTTGTATTTGGTAATCAAGCCAGATACTTTGCACAGAAATTCAAGTCTGGCGACATGGTTCTATTTATGGGTTCTATGAGAACAAAAAAATGGCAAAATGACAAAGGAGAAAAAAAGGTTAAGACAGAAGTTGTTGGCATTGCTAAGAAAATCCCAACAACAAAAAAAGGAGGTAACGATCAACGAAATGTCACTCACAAGTCTGAAGGCTTTGAGGACATGGAAGATCAAGAAATTGAGGACATATTGGTTCGTCCTTGAGGTATTGTATAGAGATGAAAACAATGCTGAACGGGTAAAGGATTATAAAAAATTAGAAGTAATTTGGGCGAATGAATTAAGAATAAGCAACAAGGTTGAGGACACGATCAGACATATCACCGCAATTGATACAGAACTTGCCAAACGTGAAAACGAAAGAGGGATTGATTAGGTTAGCTGAAATCTATTACAATCTAAAGAATATAAAAGTTGAGCAAAGGTATCAAGTGATGTATGACCAAATTAAGAAAAGACACAATGTTGATATAGTATTGAGAGAAACGACCACGGGAGATTTTTTTTTAGCCATTTGGAAGTTAATGAAGTTGATACAAAACAATGTCCTAGCCGAGCAAGACACAAAAACGAGAATTAACGCATATTTATTGAAACAAGTAATTGAATAATCATGGAATATTGGATAGCAAAAAAGACATTAGAAGTTGCAGGGAGCCACAGTTTGACATTGGATTATGAAAGTCCATGCCAAAGACTCCATGGTCATAACTGGAAGATCACGGTCTATGTGAGAACAAGGAAGTTGAACGACAATGGCATGGTGATAGATTTTGCTGAAATCAAGAGAATCGTTCACGGCAAGTTAGACCACCGCAACATGAATGACCTGTTTGAGTTTAACCCTACGGCAGAGAATATCGCTCACTGGATTTGCAATCAGATAGATGGGTGCTTTAAGGTAGAGGTAGAAGAATCAGAAAATAATACAGCAATCTACACAACGGATGAAAGTTAATGACATATTCTACTCTATACAGGGCGAGGGAGGAAGATCGGGAGAGGCAAGTATTTTTATCCGCTTGAGTGATTGCAATAGGAATTGTTGGTTTTGTGATACGGATTGGGAAAAGGGTAAGGAAATGACATTGCCGGAAATCCTTAAGCAAATCAAACCCTATAAATCAAGGTGGATTGTTTGGACAGGAGGAGAGCCTACCTTGCAACTCACCAACGAGGCCGTCAAGTTAACCGAGAACATTAGAAGGAACGGACAGGTTGAAAACATAATCATTCGTCAGCTTGGAGATAAGTTCGAGGTCGTTAACGGGAACCACCGATTGGATAGTTTCAGGGAGTTAAAAATCAAAGAAGTCATGTGCTATAATTTTGGTGAAATAACCCAAGAGCAAGCCATGAGAATAGCAATTGAAACCAATGAAACGAGGTTTAAATCCAACACAATTAAACTGGCTGAAACCATTAAGCAGTTAACCGAGCAATTCAACATGGACGACTTGAGTACGACAATGCCCTATTCCGTCACAGAAATAGAGGAAATGAGTGCATTACTTGACTTCGATTGGGAGCAGTTTGAAAACACGGAAGACCTGACGGAAACCACTGAAATAGTATTGTCCGTGAAACTACACATCAAAGTAAAAGAACGTCTAGACCAATTAGAGAAAACCTATGAAATGGACAGACATCATTTAATTACTAAGTGGATAAAAGGCGAAAAGATTTAAAGACTATTTAATGTTCCAAAATATGGAAACAATTAATGTCGTATATTTGAAAATAAAAAGGAACAGTTCACATGGCAGGAGGAACAGCAGAGCAACTAAAGGACTATCAATACGGGCCAGGTCAAAGCGGCAATCCGTCAGGTAGACCGCCCGGCACGCCACGTTATACGGGCATGACTGTGGCACTTCGCGAGATCATTGAGAATGATGGTTACATGAACTTAAAGAATGTTGAAGTCACGGACGAGGAAGGCAAGCCAACTGGAACGGTTATTCAGAATTGCCGTGTTCGTTTACCAAATTATCAAATCATTGCCATAAGCATAATCAACAAAGCGGCAAAAGGCAATGTTCAAGCATTCGAGAAGATTGTAGACAGGATGGACGGCAAGGTACCGCAGACCGTACAACTTCAAGGCAACCCGTTTGAAGATATGGATCATAAGGAATTTTCAGGCAAACGTCTAAGGGATGTCATCAAGCGATCTAATAGCAGACGTAAATAAAGCGGCACGATATTACCGTGTATTTTTTGAGTGGGCATGGAGTATTCTAAGCCAAGAGCCATTGCATTGGAATTGGCATATAGGTTACTTAGCAGACCAGTTGCAGTATCTTGGTTCGTTTATTATTGACAGAGAGCCAGCACCGTTTGATATGATTATCAACATACCGCCGGGCATGACGAAATCAAGTTTAGTAACACAGGCATTCCCCGTTTGGTTGTGGTTGCATGACCCTAGTATCTGCACAATTATTACTTCCTACTCTGATGGAATAAGTTCAGACCACAGTTTAAGAGCGAAGAACATCATTGCAAGTGAGGATTTCCAAATATTTAATTATTATATCGCTGCTCGCCATGGTTCAGCCTTACACCTAACGAAAGACACAGAAAAGAATTGGCAAAATAATTATGGTGGATTCTACTATGCAACGTCCACAGGAGGAACGGTTACAGGTAAGCACGCACACTTAATCATCCGAGACGACCCATTGAGTGCTGAACAAGCGGAGAGCCCTGCAAAGCGTCTAAGAGCACACAGGTACAACGATAGAACATTACCCAGTAGGAAGAAAAACAAAGACGGAACACCCACGGTTACAGTTATGCAAAGACTTCATCAGGACGACACGACAGGGCATGACTTAAAAAAAGTAGGCAAAGAGATATTCCATATTTGCCTTCCTGCGGAAATAAGTGAGCACGTCAAACCACCAGAAGTTGAGAAGTACTATAAAAATGGTTTGCTTGACCCTACGAGAGCGAGCAGAAAAATCTTAAGCCAACAGCATATTGATTTAGGTAGTTATGCCTTTGCAGGGCAGTATGGGCAATACCCTATTCCTGAAGGCGGAAACAAAGTGAAAGAAGAATGGTTCGGATATACAGACGATGCACCAGATATTATTTGGGATTTATGGGTTGATGGAGCCTATACAGAATCAACAAAGAACGACCCAACGGGATTAATGGTATCAGGGTTTGACCCACGCACAAGGCGAGTGATAATCAAACACGCAAAGAGCGTATTCATGGGCCTACCAGAGTTATTGAAATTCATACCAAAGTATGTTGAGGAACACGGCTTCAACATGGCTGGGAGGATATTTATTGAACCTAAGGCATCCGGTTATTCTATTATCCAAATGCTTAGACAGCTAACGAACTATGATGTCTTAAAGATTGTTGGCCGATTAGTGCAAGCAGGCAAGGAGGGTAGGATTAATGCTGCCGCCCCACGGGTAGAGGCTGATCGTGTTCATTTGATAAACGGTAACTGGAACAGAGAGTTTGTTGACCAGATATGTGGGTTCCCCGGCGAACCTCACGACGAGTATGTGGACTTATTAGGCTATGCAACTCACTACTATCTTAAATAAACTTTAAGAACGTGACGAAAAGTTAATACCGGTACGGCATAAAAAATAAAGAAAATTTATAGAAAGGCTTGGAAATATAAAAATAGTCCTTATATTTGTTGTGTAAACAAACAACAAAAACAAGATGAAAACTTTCAAAAGCAAAACCGGAAAAGAAAAGAAGCAATTAAGATTGGAACAAGAAGGTCGGGATTGGACAACTACTCAATGGAGCAAGTGGAAAGAAGATGATTGGAGTAAGGAACACAGGTCAGACCAAACTTGGGGAACCAAGGACGAGATGGAGCAACGGTTGGAGGAAATGAGTGAGGAATTGGAAAGTTTGGGTTGGGAAAAGGAGTAAACAATTAACACGATAAAGGACAGAAACATGGAAACACAAGAAATCACAAGAGGACGATTAATCAAGGCCGGAAATCATTTAGTTAGTATCGGCACATTGAAAGTTGAAGATGTTGCAATCATTAGTAAACATACTGGTGAATTCGCTAGGATTGGAAATGCTGGTAAAAAACTCAAAAGAATCAAAAGAAAGTTTAAGACATGGTTAAATTCTGATGAGACTTTCACCTTTAGTTTTATGACACCTGAAACAACTATTGAGTTGATTAAAACCTTAAAGGCGAGATAAAGATGAAAACAAAACACACAAAAGGGCCTTGGATTGCACTAAAGAATAGTGCTTTTTATGAGGTTTATAACGAATCAAGATTTGACGACGAGTCAGATTGTTTCTTTAGTGTAAACGTATTACTGCATGATATGAATAGTAATGACCTTAATCATACAGAAGAAAACAAAGCCAATGCCAAACTAATTGCAGCGGCTCCTGATTTGCTTGAGGCTTTAAATATTGCTGTTCAAATCTTAGAGAGCAAGAATGGATATCATAAAGACCATGATAATCCTCTTTCAATAAAGCAAATGAAAGAAGCAATCAAAAAAGCAACAGAATAAAACCACAGCGATGAAGGATAAGGGATTAATTAACCTAAGCAATTTAGTGATAGAAGTCACGAGGCGATGCAATATGTCATGCGACCATTGCCTTAGGGGAGAAACTGAAAAGCTGGACATGAGTATGAAGTTCATGTGCAGTTTACTGAATCAAGTGGAACACATAGGTGCGGTAACTTTCACAGGAGGGGAACCAAGTTTAGCTGTGGATAGTATCGAGGCATTTTTAGCGTATGCCAAACTTCAAAGGGTTTCAACGATACAGAGATATATTTGAATTGCTTAGGCGAGATAATCAACGGCTGTAATTGGTCTTATGAAAACCAAAAAGATAATGTGCTTTGCCAAGTAGATGAACTCGGAGATTATTTTCACAAACTAACACCATAAAAACAATGAGAATAGACAATTTACCACCGCTGACAAAACTAATGTGGGACCCCAACGCGAAGTCCCCGGTAACCAATGACCCTATTATCTACCCTGCCCTGGTTTTGGACAAACATCCTGACAGGCCATGGGTAAGAATAGCCACAGGACACAACACCAATTGGATGGGGCCTGTGGAATCAAATTTAAGAAAACCAACAGCCAGCGAATTGAAAGATTATGTTTGGCCTAACCCACCCAAAAAGTCATGAGAGCAACATTAAAAACAAGTATTGAACTAAAGGACACTACCTTTTACCCAAAAGGAATACAGGTAGATGTCGAGGTTGATGAGAGAGCACCAACGATTGCCATTGTTACTGTGCAGGGAAGAAAGTTTCGCATGAAATCACGTAACCTGTGGAAGTACATGGAGGAGTTTGAAGAAATATCATTCGCTGAATTAGAGCGTAATGTGCTTGACAGTGTTTGTCCTTCGTTATTAGGCTACATGGTTGAGCCTGACGGATGGGATGAAATGGGTTTTCCAAGCAAATTGTTAGCCGTAGGATGTTGCTAAATTAGTAACAGTTTCCAACCTATTGGTGAGGCCCCACTTCGGTGGGGTTTCTTTTTTGCCTGATAATTCGTAAATTAGTACCAAATTTGTCATACCTTTGAACTATGGTATTAGACGACATTCAAATAAAGGCATTGGCAGTCGCGGAGCCAGACGACTCTATCCAACTAATGCGAAAACAGGCTGAGAAATTAAGGCGGAATTACTACAATGAAAACCTTCAACAATACCTTAGCCAAATCAACGAATATGAGAATGACAGGCAGTTTGCTTTGAGGAAGAAATTTGCTATTGGCAATCAGGACAGGGTGGAAGATTTATTGAGGCCCGTTGATAATGTTTTTGTTGCAAAGGGTGGTAGTCGTGAAATACCCAAAGAAAAGCAACTTGCAATAGAACAGCTCAACAATGTTCGTAATGGCATGAATATACGTCAATACATGGCTGATGTCTTTTTTGAGCAACTAATTGTCAACCCGGGTGGTTTAGCCTTCTTGGAACGCATAGAGGAACAGCAGGCAATGGTGACGATAAAAAGCATTGCTAAGATCAAGAACTATAAACTAAATGGCATCGTTCCTGATTATGTTTTTCTTGAGCCGGATGGATTTGATGAAGAAGGAAAGCAATTGAACGAAGATGAAACAGTCAGTTTCCTATGGGCCTATGACGGGGCCAATACCTACCGAGTAAAAATTAGGTTAGACGAGAAAGAAACTCAATCGGTAACCTACACAACGACACCACACAACATGAATGTGGTTCCTGCCATTGTCTATTCTCCGATAATGGACACGAGGGATAGAACACAGGTTAGTCCGATATGGAAACAAGTTAAAAGGCTGGATTTAATTAGTGTTGATGATAGTGTAAAACAAATCTATCAGTTTATACATGGTTTTCCTAAGTACTGGCAATACATCACGGAATGTCCTGTTTGTAAAGGAACGAGATATGTTGACGGAGTTTTGTGTTCGAGATGCAAGGGAACGGGTGTCAATATCAACAAAGATGTCACGGATGGTATTTTCTTAAAGCCACCCAAGAACGAGGAAGATGGTATAAAGATTGCTCCGGACATTGCTGGATATGTTCAGCCTGATTTAGAGACATGGCGAGAAATGAGAGTGGAGATTGACGACAAATACGAAAAGGTCTTTTATAGTCATTGGGGAACGAATTACCAACGTGAGGGCAATGAGACAGCCACGGGAAGATTCATTGACATACAGCCTGTAAACAACAAGCTGAACAAATATGCTGATTGGTTAGAGAATGCGGAAAAGCACTTGACGGACTTAATTATTAGGTTCTATTATCCAACCAGTTTCAAGCCGTGCAACATTAATTACGGTCGCAGGTTCATGATTGAGACACCTGATCAAATTTGGACAAAGTATAAGGATTCACGTTTGAGTTCACCCGACCATGTACTTGATTTACTTTTGCAACAATACTATGAAAGTGAATTTAGGAAAAATGAAATGATGCTCAACGTAATGGTTAAGCTCATGAAGTTGGAGCCTTATGTCCACAAAACAGTAGACGAGGTATTGGGATGGGCGTTATCAGACGAGGATAAGAAAAGAAAAATATTGTTCAGCGAATGGGTTAAGATGTTGGGATATGAGTATGTTCATGCAACAGATTTAACACGATTACAGACTGAATTTGATACATTTATAAACAGTAAAACAAATGGCACAGAAAGCTAAATTTGCAAGGTTTCAAAGGTTTGACCTAGCGAGGAACCCAAACGGGTCGCTGAAAAAAACCAAAGAAGGTAATTTCATCAAAGGGCAGAAAGTTGGTCGCCCGGTAACGATGCTACCCGAGCATTTTGATGTTCACGAAGAACAGGCAGAGAATCTTGGTTATGTATATGAAGAACTAAAAACAGGAGGCAAGGAATAATGTTAACACAGGAAACACTCGGTAAAATTTCAGCGGTGCTGAACATCGAGGTTTCTGACCTGGAAGCAAAAATCAAAAGCGAACAGGAAGAAACTTTGGAGGTTCCAAAGCTATACAACGAAACACAATTTTCGGAAGTAAGCACCAACAGATTTGAAGAAGGCAAGAAAGCGGCCACGGAAATCCTTGTTAAAGACTTGAAAGCTCAACATGAGGTTGAGGTAGAGGGTAAGGATATAGGCAAATTCTTGGATGGATTCAAATCAAAGGTCAAGGCTGAATTAGACAAGACCCCAAATGCCCGTATCAAGGAATTGGAAGCGGATTTGGAGGCGGTACGAGCAAGTCAGCAAAGTGCCTTAGACGAGAAAGAGGCAGCTATTTCCGACCTAAGTACCAAGTTAAGGCGTCAGGCGTTGAATGGTGAGATTATAACCAAGTTGCCTGACAATTTGAGTATAGGAAAGCCAGATGTTCTGACTATATTCCACAACGAAATTCAAACAAAAGATGAAGAAGGCAAGACCGTTTTTATAAGAAACGGTGAGGTCCTAAAGAGTGAAACCCGAGAGCCACTAAAATTGGAGGAAGTTCTTCCAATGTTTCTTGATAGTCACAAGTTTATTCAAACGGGTGCTAACGGAAATGGTGACGCTGGGGGTGGTGGTGGTACTACTAACTTCACGAATATGGACGAATTCATGGCCCATTGTGAAGCAGAGGGCATCGAACCTATGGGTAACGATGGACAGACTTTGCTGGCAGAGGCTAAGAAAAACCCAAATTTCAAACTTTAAAAAGTAGTACGAAATGGCTAATTTTTTACCATCAGCACTCGTTGCAGGCCAAGCGGTTTTCAACGATGCGTTTCAAAAAGGTGAGTGGCGACTTCCTGACAGTGCGGCCATCCGCATGGTCAAAAAGGCAGGTATCGCCTCTCCAGCCTTAAATGAGCTGAGGACTCGTGAAGACCGTTCCGTGAATGCGTATATGCCTATTCGTCAAGCCGCCATTGGTGGTACGGCGAGGGCTCATAACCATACAGGAGCAAAAGGGGATTCACAAGCTACCGCAGTATCATGGACAACCCTATCGGAGCCTTTTAGTATATCTAAAAAGCAGGCCGACAATAACGTTCTGACTTGGGCACAGATGTATGCTTCAAGTTTACAGAATGCGATCTATAACATCATTGACCGTGCAGATGCTTGGTTCGTTGCCGCCGCCGTGGCTGCAAAGACAGGTTATTCAGCCGGAGGTGGAAAAGGAAACTTCAACACCACGGATGATGTTTATGAAGTACCAGCCGCAGAGGCTAATTACTTCTTTCAGAACGGACGTCAATGTTTACGGTACAACCGTTACAATGGCCCGTTGATGGTTATCGCTGATGACCATGCCGCAACTTCAGCCGAAAGGCTAACTGCACAAGGTAGTGCCAATGCAACTAACTATGGTTTCCAATTTGGGAACATGGAGATTCTGCCAACGACTCGGAGCATTCTTGGAAGTGCTTATAATGGAAGTGCGTTGATGTTTGAAACAGGTTTAGTTGCCGTTCTTCCTTGGATTCCTAAGCAGAACCGTAAGCCATTGAACCCTACTAAGGTAGAGGATGCAATTGGTGATTATGGACAAATTTCTGTTCCAGAACTTGGATTCAATATTGGAATTCATGCTTATAGTGCCCGTGTGGACGACAGTTCAGTCGGTGGATATACACAGGATGTTAGACATTATTTCGAGGCTTCAATTGACTTAGGTTTTACCAAGTCTGAATTGAGCTCTTATCGTGATGCTAACGACGAAGTGATTTATGCAATCGGTCAAGTACCATAAAGTTTAGAAAAATGAAGAAAGTATTTTTTATTCTTTGTGTGCTGTTCATCGCCGTTGGAGCAATGGCACAGAATGGCAAATCCAGAGCCTTTACCACTGATACTGTAAAAGGTGCAGAGACGGTAAATTTTGACTTTGAACTGACTGATGTAAACGTCAAGGCAACCGCTTTCGTGAAGGCAACCAATATTGGTGGCACGACTAACGAAGTAGGGTTGTTGAAGTTTTCAACAGACGGAACAACATATTTCATATACAGCGAGGCACACCATGATGATGGTATTCGATTATTTGCGACTGACACTACGAAAATCGCAAACAATGGAGCGTCTTGGACTGCAACTACGACTGAGGGATTTGGTGTTGAGATTGATGAACCTTCCTACAAATATTGGCGCATTGCCTTGGTAGGGGAGGCGAGCGATACAACTCAATACACAGGTGCATGGGCGTATAAAAAGAAATAATAATGAGTGCAACGCTGGATGATATTGCTGTGGGCTTAGTGGGGTGGAGACAAACCACTAATTCAAGTTTGACTATTGATGCGGCTAATTTAGCGAGTCGATCGGGTAAGTATTTTCAAGGCGCCAGCGGCTTGATTACTCCCGAGATACTCAATGATGTTCAGTCGGACAAGGAAATGAGCGGAGCGGAATTCAATACTTTTTTGAAGAACATTTCAAAAGATGTGTTGAAGGATATTGCCCGTTCAGTTTTTAGGCATGAGGAAATAATTGAGAGTAGGATGCTCTACCCTTACCCTGATAATTGGGGTTCTTTTTTGGATAATGAAGGGGATTTTGTAGGGTATGAGATTACTCCCGTAATGGACATTACTATTCAGGCACTTGTCAAACAGGTGTTTGCTGAATTTGATGAAACAACCACGGGAGGCGTCAAGCTCTTGTTGTTCCACAGTTCTAAAAATGCCTTGATTGATAGTCTAGAATTAGACACAACGGCCAACACGGCAGTATCTAACGCTTGCACTTGGGTACTCAAGCATTTAAACGAGTATAATGGCGGTCATTTCTATATCGGGTATCTGACAAGCGGATTATCCCCGAAGGGTTTAAACAGGGCGTATGAGCTGTCAAATGAGGCGGCGGTATTTAACTGTTTAGGTATTCGCTCGATAAAGGTATCAGGTTGGAATGCGGAAACTTTGTTTGACATTGAGGACATTGAATATGTGAGTGAGACTTTCGGGTTAAACTTCCAGATCAATTCCACTTATGATTTCACGACAGTAATTCGCAACAATGAAAATTCCTTTTCAAAGGCACTTCAACTTGGTGTTGGGGTAAGGGTATTGAATGAGATTGCCACGAGCAGTCGTTCAAACCGTTTGGAGAGGGTTTCTAAGGGCGAGGCATTGTTGGAATTAAATGGCAACAAGTTAAGTAATGAGCTACCTTATACCGTTGGTCTTGTCGAGACATTTAAAAAGGAGATTGATTGTTTACGCGATCAGTTTGCTGACCCAAGTATAATTCAACTGACATTAGGGTGACAAACATAGGCATTGACATACCGATAAGCGAATTAGACGGAGTATTTACTTCTTCTTTGTGGACTGATAAAGATGTGGCCTTTTATGGTCGTATTTACCGGAATGAACGCACAGAGGAAGGGAGTCAAGTTATCATACCAGAGACATTCGATTACACCAATGAGGAGTATGTTGAGGTTCTTTTGGATGATAGCCACGATGGGCATTGTTTTTTTGATGTCCTGCCGGATAATGAGTTTGATGGTTTATACATTGCCAACGTGAGGATTCTGTTTGCTGTTAATCTTTTGGAGCTCTATCCGAGTGCCGGAGTTAGGGCAACGGAATACGCACACCGAGATGTCAAGAATTATATTGATCTTTCACAGTTTACTATTGAGAGGTTGGTTCGTGGTGCAACGGCCTTTAATGATTATGGCTACATCAGTCAAAATCGTCAGGATATGCACCCTTTTTATTTGTTTAGATATGATACTCGCTTGGAGTACGAAATTAATATAAATTGCTATGAGTAATATTTGTTCGGTCTATAATTATCAAGGTCTAAGTGCAGATTGTACTGCCCTTCTTCAGAAGGTGAAGGCATTGTTAATCACAACCAAGGGCACTACTCAAACGGCTGTCACTTTTGTTTCTTTAGCAGGGAATAAATCTGTGGTAGCTAGTTCAAGTGGTGTAACTGGTATGCTGATTCCAATCACCAGAGGGTACACAAGAAACACGGATGACATTGAAGAAAACACATCAAACTTGAATTACACAGAGAAGACGATGGACCCACTACCTCGGTTGGAGGGTCTGGCGACGATCGCTGCCTGTGATTACAAGACACTTTTCGATGCCGATGGAAAGGAATTTGATGTGCAGTTAATCCTAAACGATGGGATTAAGATGGGTACCATGCAAAGTGCCGGAACAATAAAAGGTTTCCGTGGAAGAATAGCCGTCAAGTTTGACGTGCCACCTTCTGACAATGCCGCCCAGTCTTATCCTGTTCGTGTCTATTTTGATGATGTGGGAGAATTCAAAGAGTTTTATATCGACAAGATGGATTTTCGTCTTAGCGAATTAAAGGACGTGGTACCTGCTGGTATCGCTTTGGGTTTAAACACAGCATATTCAGCTGGCGATGTAATCTTGAATGCCAAGAAACGTTGTACTAATACCGTTTACACAGGTGGATTCGCTTCGGCGGCCAAATGGGAGGTATTGGAGAGTAATGCCGATGATGTCGATGTTACTGCCGTTTCCGAGGCGAATGGTCAATATACGTTGACTATCAAGAAGGATGCATCGGGTACACCAGCGAACCTTGTTTCTGGTGAGTATGCCATTCTCCAAGGACGAGACGATGATGGTTCATTTTTCACTTACCTGACTAACCCGTATAAAGTAGTGGTAGCATGATAATAGGTAAAATTGATTTCAATGAGAAGTTAAAAACCTTGAAGGCTGCATCTTTTGCGAAGTTTTGGAAGGATGGCAAGTTCCACGACAAAACAGGTGTAGATGCCGAGGAGGCCCACCGATTGTTAAAAGGACAGCCTAAAGAGAAAAAGGCTTCTAAATAAAGAGAATGAGGGGGCGGGTTTCTGTCCCCTCTTTTTTAGTTATGGGCAAGGTACACGAATTAAGATTGAGGCATAACAGGTTTGTTAATGATTTGAATTCTAATGTTGAAATAGCATTAGAAACGGTTAATGAACAAATCACGGACATTAACCGTGGTCAATTATTGCAGTCTGAAAACGCACTCGGAGAACCTTTGTTTAATGAGAAAACGAAGTCAACTAAATTAACACCTGCCTATGCTAAAAGAACTGGTAAAACCACACCTAATTTATATCTAAAGGGCGATTTTCAGGGTGATATGTTCTCTGATTTTCGTTTGCCAAACGAGTACTATATACAGAGTGAAGACCCAAAGCAAGGGTTTCTAATGAAGATGTATAAAAACATATTTGGTATCGCTAAGAAGAACCAGCGGATAGCACAATTTATCACTACGACAGCAATAATGAAAAGGTACAAGAGGGAAGTGTATGTTGAAATCAGTTGACGACATAACGATTTTAGATTATGACAAGATTGAGAGAACGGGAAGTGTGCGTCACCTGTTGAGCTGGAAATGGTTGCCTATGTTTCTGTTTGCCCGTGGCGTTGATAGGTTGATGAATCAGCTGATTACAATGTTGAACGTTGAGGACTTAGACGATGCGATCGAAGACCGTGAGTGGCAGATATTATCTTTATTGAGAATAAACCAATTGCGGTTGAATTACTTTGGCATTTACAACATTTATGAAAACCAGAGCAAGTGTAACAGCTTAAAAAAGTTTTTTGATAGTTACACAAAAAAGAAATTCAAAGAGAGCACGACTAACAGGCTCAACACCTATATTCAGACTATCCATCGTTTGAGTGGTATTCAAGTAAAGTCAATCAAAGACTTGAAACTTGTTGCAAAAGATATTGAGTTTAAGATGGACAAGTACCATGAGAATTTTGACAAGGCTCAAAAAGGTGACCCAATAGGAATAGTACAATTTAGTGCCGGGATTTTCATTACCTTAGGAATGTCATACGACCAGAACATTACGTTGAGGCATTTGGTTGAGTTGAAAAAATTAGCAATAGACAAATGGCAGAAATCAAAGAAATAGTCAGTAAAGAGGCGATTAAAGGTATTCTGGTAACTGATAAGGCTATTATCAAATTAGACGATAGCATTATAAAGATCAACCAAGACATTGAGAATCTGTCGGAGTCTATAAAAAATAATTCCAATACCTTAAAGGATTTGAACGCTGCTCAGATTAAGGTCAAACAGAGTAATGAAGATGTTGACAAAGTGGGTAAGCAGTTAACTACGACGAATGAAAAGCTGAAACAACTTGAAGATGAAAGAACTAAGGTAATTCTCCGGAATAAGGACGCAATCAAGGAACGGACAGCGGCTTTGAAACGTGAGATTAAAGAAGAAGAAGGGCAGATAGGTACGCTGGCAAAACTACGTCAAAAGAATAAGGAACTGCGAAAGGAGAAGGAAACGCTCAATCTAGAAACCAAAGAGGGGACCAAGCGGTTGCAGGAAATTAACTCTGAGCTGGATTCCAATAATGAGAAAATTAAGGAGTCGGCCGATGCCTATGTGAAAACTAAAATCAATATTGGTAATTACGAGGACAGTATCAAAAGTGCCTTAGAGAGTACAAATGCCTTTCAAGGAGGGACTACGAGTGTAATCAATAATTTCATTGAGATTAGCCAACAGGAAGGTGGGGTAAAAAAGTTCTTCGGCACTTTTGTTGGTGGAATAAAAGGTGCTACTCGTGCGGCGCTGGCATTTATTGCTACTCCGTTAGGTGCCGTCATAGCGGCTGTCGTTGTCGGGTTAGGTACTTTGCGTGGAGCATTAAAAAGAAACCAAGAGGCTGCTGATAAATTCCGGACTGTATTTGCCGGGATAAAGAACGTATTTGAAGAGGTTATAGGCAGAGCCTTTAAACTAGCTGGCGCACTTGTTAAGTTGGTTCAGTTGAAGTTTAAAGAGGCATTTGAACAAGGGAAAGAAGCAGTTCAGGGGTTTGGTTCAGCAATGAAGGATGCTTACCAGGAGGGCAAAAATCTAGAGCAGATGGAGATTGATTTAGAGGAACAGACAATCAAGTCCACGGCTACACTAGCCAAACTAACGGCAGAGATTGAAAAACTGAGTGTTGTACAAGACGATGCAACCCGTTCATTCAAGGAGAGGGAGGATGCGGCTGAGAGTTTACGATCATTAGAGGCTGCTCGTGCTGGTGAATCACTTCGTTTAGCACAGCAAGAATTGAAGATATTAACCCGTCAAGTAAACATAGCAGAGCGACAAGGTAGGTTAACTAGAGAGTTAAGGCAACAGGAACAGGAGGCTATTTCAGCGGTCATGGCGGCAGAAGGAGAGCTGGCAAGGACGAGGCTTGCAAACGAGAAGGAGCGGCGACAATTGACACAGGACAGGTTAGAGAGGGATTTAGATATTTTGATCGACGGGTTTGATAATGTCAAAACAATTAATGAGCGGATTCTGCAGGACGATAGAAAGACATTGACTGCCCGGCAAAAATTGTTGGACGATACAACGGCATTGGCTGATGCCTCGTATGGGAAACAACTAGAAACTTTGCAACAATTCACGGACAAGCAAATTGATTTGAATGACTTAGTTGCTACATCTGATGCTGAATTGTTGAATCAAAAAATACGGGATTTAGGATTAAGTGAGATTATTGAAGGTAGGATATTGGAAGTAGTCCGGGAGAGAAGGATAGTCATACAGGATTTAGCAGAGGCTCAGCGAGACCTAAACGATGAGGCTATTGAGCAGGCGAAGCAGTTATATGACGAGCAAAAGGAAATGAATGACTTGCTGGTACAGTCGAGCATTGACGAAACCAACCTAATTATTGAGAACAAAACTCGTGAGGCGGACGCAAGGATTAACCTTGCAATGATGTCAGCTGCCACGGAGGAAGAACTTGCACAGGCTACCTTTGATATTCAAAAAACACTGATTGAGGAACAGATTGATAGCCTGCAAGACTTATTGGATGTCACGGATGTAAGTGCTGAACAACGTCTGGACATTGAACAGCAATTAGCAGATGCTCGTCAGGAGTTGGATAATCTCGTTACTGATAATGCGATAGAGAATGAAGAACGGCGGGTTGAAAAATTACGTGAGTCGCTTGACACGGCACTTGGATTAACGACACAGGTAGGTGATGCAATATTTTCTATTCGTTCAGGAAACCTACAAAAGGAATTGCAGTTAGCGGAAGGGAACGAGCAGAAACAAAAGGAAATTCAATTAAGGATAGCAAAGAATGATAGAAATCAGGCATTGTTTAGTGCTGCAATTAGTACGGCACAGGCTATTCTAAAGGCAACGGCAAGCGCACCATTTCCAGCTAACCTGCCCGGTATTATTTTTGCAACAACCATTGGTGCCTTACAAACCGCAGCTATTCTTTCACAACCATTACCACAGTTTGGAGGTGGTACGGAGAATGCGCCAAGTGAGTTTATCGCTGGTGAACGGGGCAGGGAGTTAATGATTCTGCCAAGCGGTGAGGCAATGATGGTTGATCGCCCGACATACTTTAAAGGGTCCACCTATAAAGGTGCTCGTATTTTCCCAAATACCAAGACTGAGGAAATGATTAACCAGACAACTCACGGAGGATTCACAACCGATGATCGTTTGTTGTCTGAGATACGGGGATTGAGGGGTGATATAAAGGGTATGTCAACACCAATTTACCAAAACGATGTTTGGGGTTACACGAAAAACAACACCCGTACAAGGCTTCTAAATAAGTACAGAAGGAATGAGTTGGTTAACTAATTTAGTCAGCAACACGCCAGCGCCCTACCGTTTTCGGTTGGAGAGTGGGATTGATAATATTAATCTCCGGCATGACCCTTTGGAATGGAAAGAGGGGATGCTGGAAATGAATAGAGATTTAGAGGTAGGTGGTGTGTTTTCGCTGTTTAGTGTTTCCAGTTTGACGTTCATCAAAGAGGGAGCAGATTTGTTGACTAGGTTATGGGAGCAGAACGGGATGAATGCTGTTTGTACGTTGAAGATATATTACTTCAAAACCAGTACAAGAACCTATGTTGAGTTTCCCAGTTCATTTAACTTGAATTTCAAACTATTCAAACCAAGGGTAAAGGTTGGCAATATGTCAACGGGAGTAAGCATTGAGGCGGTCAATACCTCGGCATTGGATAAGTTGGACAATAGGCGAGACACAGATGTTGACATCACGAAAACGACCAGCATAGGAGGGTTCCCGATTGTTCCTTATGCAAGTCTGAAAAAAGCATTGCAGATACCAGCCATTACCTCGGTTGATAAAGCGGAATGGGCGAATAGTACTTCACAGAATTATACGAATGCCGTTCCTAACTCAATAAAGTTTCTTTATCTCCAACAGACATTGATTGATAGTGATTTTTTAACTGAACCTCAAGATGTAGCCTTAACGGAACTTGCATCATTGGACAGGGATTACTCATTGTTTAAAGAATCAACGGAGGCTCGTACCTTAGTCTTGACGGGTGAGATTGTGTTGACATTAAACAGCATGGTTGGTTCGGGAGCGAACACACAGATAGAAATCAGGATAGACACGATCAACACATCAAATGCCAAGGTTCAGCGATTTTCATTAGCAACATACGACACAACGGATTCAGGGCAGAAAACGATCACGATCAGTCAAAGTATCAGCTTAGCGAATGGGAATTCTGTTGCTATTTATGGTTTCGTGGAAACGGATCCTATTGGTGGGAGCATGGATATTGATATTGATAGTACGGAATTAGTTATCAAAGAAACAAATATCAGCACACCAGCGACAGAGGTTGAGGCATTCCCTTTGTATGAATCAGGGGAGAGATTGGCACAGCATATCTTAGATGTTCAATATGCCTTTTACTCTGAATTTCTTGGTAGGACAGATGTTGTCTACAACCTGAACGGGGATATGTATGCAAGTGAAAACCAATTACGTTTTTTTAGTATTCTAAGCGGATTGCATCTTCGTGGAGCGGCATTGAGTGATGATGACTCCCCGATAGGTTTGAGTTTTGATGATTGGTTCCAGAGCGTTAAATCATGGTTGAATATCGGCTACACAATAGAAACGATAGACGACTTTACACGGATAAGAGTTGAGAATTACGATTACTTTTTTGACGATACAGAGGTGTTAGACATCTCGGATAGGATAACCACGCTGGATATAGAAAGCGAAGTTGTTTCCGAGGTAGCACCGTTGGATATTCAAACAGGGTATCAGAACTTTGAATATTTGTCTATCAACGGGCGAGGTGAGTACAATACGAAACACAAAAGAACGAGCATTCTGAATACAGATGTGAAGTTGGATAATGTTTCTACGATCAGGGGAGACACGAAAGGCATCAGCGACCAAGTAGCAAGTCCATTATCAACGACAGGCTCAACAGATTTAAAGGGTGATAACCACAATTTTGTTATCAAGACACAGGCCAACACGAGCGACCCTGCAATTGATTGGGATGTGGAGACGAATGAGAACATAACGATTGACAACGATTCAAGCCTGTTTGGCAGCAGTTCGTTGAATTTGTATATAACGCCTACCCGTAACCTAGTAAGGCAGGGAAATCGCATCAAAACAGCTCTAACGAAGTATTTGAGTAGTTATATTCGTTTCCAAACAGCAGACAAGGCACAGACTTTAGAAACCACGGGCGAGGGGTATAGCATTACGGAGAACGAAGACATCTTGGTTGATGATTTGTCGGACCCTATTTATTTGCCTGTAAAACACACGGTGGAAGTGAAATTCACGTGGGATGATCTGACTACTTTATTAACTAATCAACTCGGTTTAATCAAGTTCACTGCCGAGATTAGTGGTTATTTAGTAAATTTGAAGAAGAAAAACGGAGAGGACAAGGCATTGATCACCATAATTGAAAAATATGTTAGCTAGTAGTATCGTCAATAGTGTGATGTTCAAAGACCTTTCGGGTAGTTATCCAAACAAATGGAATACACTACAAAGAAACAGGTATCACGGAGGGTTTACCGTCAAGGATTATGCCCAAAAGTTTAACAATGGTGATACGATTCGTTTGCAGGTGATAAGTGATAGTGCAACGGTACCCAGTCTAAAGATTTACGACATGGATTTTTCTGCAACTGTTTTGGACACGATTGCAGGAACCTTGGATAGTACGGTAACGGGCATAGATACGAGATATTGGTATTCATGGGATTTAGATATGACTGCCTACAATGATAATTGTATTTTTCTAACGATTGAGCAGGACGGCGACACGCTGACGAGTGAGCCCGTTGAGATACTTGACCTATCGGATTTAATTACCGAGGGAAGAATAAAATATGTCAAATACACTAACCTTGACAGAGGAAATTCTGATCTGGACGATTATTTTATTGATTGGGCGAATCGTGATTATATGTTTTTCTACATTGAGGGGATAGACAGAGATGCAAGTCCTCAAGATGAAACGGAGGTCTTAGACGGGTCGCAATCAAAAACAATTATCAATGGAAGAAGTTTCAGCGGCACGACATTAAAAACTGGCCCTGTTCCAGATTACATGGTTGACCGAATGATAGCCGTCAGCAATTTAGATGTCTTTATGGTTAATGCTGTGGAGTACATCAAGGAGAGTAGTATTGAGCCAGAGCCTTTCGGGGGCAGTACCTTGTTTCAGTTTTCGTTGGAGTTAACGGAAAAAAATGCAATAGGAATTAATATAGATGATTTAGGAATTGAAGACACAACCGACACCGTGGAATGGCATAAAGAATATTCATCAGATACGGTTAGTGCTAACTTTGACATCGAAGAACCGGATGGTTATTTAGTTAGCAATATACTAATCCAACACGCTGCAACTTCTGTTCCAGCAAGTGTAAACGTGGACATTGGTTATACGGCATTAGGCTCCGAGATAGCAAGTGGCCCGATCTTTAAATCAGCGTCAAGGCCAACGGCATTCCAGCCAAACATGAGGGATGATTTCGATGCCGCGAGTAGAATCTATTTTACGTTCTCTGGTGGTGCTGGCTTTGTGTTAAGGATTAAGGTGTTATTCCAATTAAATGACATACCATGAAAAAGTTAATCATATTTCTAACCATAACTCTATTTGCAGTTAATTCATTTGGTCAAAAAATTGACAAGATAGAATACCTAAGAGTCGATAGTTTGTTGTGGGCAAATTCATCGGACACGCTGATTGCTCACCACCCTGATAGTACTGACCAGTTCATGTTTAAGAATGCGGCAGACCCGGTTGATAGTTTAGACCTAGTTAATTACAGGACATTGCTTGATGCAATTAATACTCAATCGTCCGTTGATACGCTCGCCAATGACACATGGAGACTAGCCTATGACGGATATGGAAATGTAATCAATGTCTATAAAATTAACGAGGCAGGAGAGATGGTATTTGCTTTGCCCGTGAAGGTAGCTTATGTTTGGTTGGAACCAGACCACGGGGTGCACAATGATAATATTGACGTAACGAGCGACAGTCCTTATGGTATGCGGCATTCATGGGATTGGTCTGTGAATGGAAGCAAGATACTTGCTGCAACAGATACGGCAGACGGAGCAAGCGGAACCCTTGGTGGGTATGTTGAGGCATTCAGGCCGATAGTATTATATGATGTAAACCAAACGGATTTTATTGATGGTGCAGGAATTTTCTTCTCTTATCAAGATAGATTCAGGTTCTTAAATTCTTCAGGAACGGAATACGCCATGCACGATTCTGTCGGGTTGGCAGGGTCATTGGATTACCTTACCCTTTCGGGGCAAACCATTACTCGTGGAGCGATTGATTTAGCTACGGATGTAACGGGAAATTTACCTGTTGGGAATCTAAATGGCGGAACATCAGCAAGTGGAACAACTTATTGGAGGGGTGACGGCACTTGGGCGACACCTGCTGGTGGTGGTGGTACGGGAGCGAGTTCTGTGAATGAGTTGCTTTGGAATAACGCTTCAAGTGTAGATGGCACAGAGAAATTCACTTATGATGGAACAGACATAGATGTGGCAAGTTTGTCAGCATTTGATTTTGCTGGGGAATTGTGGATTGAAGGGCAAACTTCAACACAAGGAATAATAACTTACAACACTAAATTAAGAATCATTAATTCAGGCGGCGGAACTGATCACATGACATTCTATAATGCTGGGGACAGCATTGGTATCGGAGCAACGACCAGATTCCAAGATAATACCCCGATTTATGTAGGTACGGGTTCAGATTCTTGGTGGTTGCATAATGGAACAGCGACAGAGATAGGCGCAAATTCAAGCAATCTTTATATTGGTGATGCGGATGATTCACAGTCATATATCAGTTGCTTGTATAACGGTGGGAGCAACTACACGACTATCAACTATAATGGAAGTCAGAAATTAGCAACTACGTCTTCTGGCGTTTCGGCCACAGGGACAGTTGCCGCAACGGGTGGATTTATTGACAACGGTGTGGCAGGGATTGATTTTGGCCCTTCAGATATTACAAGTATTACGGTTAAAGGCGGTATAGTGACGGCAGCAACAGCCCCGTCTCCAACTCCGGCGGCTGCCGCATTGGGTTTGACCGATGAACAGATGAAGGAATACGGCCTTATCGTGTTGTCATTGGTATGTTTAGTAATGGTATTTTATATTAGAGACAATCGCAAGAGAATTAAGAAATTGGAGGAACTATGCTCAAAAAATTAAATAGATTCGTAACTTTGGAAAAAATGACCATGAAAAAGATCATTTTGATAATCACGGGGTGCCTGTTGAGTACTGGTATTTTTGCTCAATCTGGAATCGCCACCCGACCAACTCAAACCCTTTTTGCAGAATTCACTATTGGTGATACGCTGTTTTTTGGTTCATCAGGTTCAGTTTACTACCTGACTTTGAGTGGGGATTCAATATTCGTCAATCCTTGGCTAAAGACACCGGGCCTTACGGTAACGGGTGATATTAACAACTACGGTACATTGACGGGCGATACAGCTTCGTTTAATGTCCTTTCAGCTAGCACATTTAATATAGGACAGATTGCCTTAGATTCAATCTATCTGTCTTATGGAGGTTGGCAAAAGTATTACGACTCGGACGGGGCTACGCAGAATGTGTTCTCTTTGGGTGCAGATAACAAAATTAAGTTAGGAACTGGTTTGAGTATTTCGGCCTTTGATTACGAGCCTGATACCTATGGAACTTTCCTTGACGTTGACTTAACCGCAGACGGTTCGCATGGTGATCTTGTCGGGGCAATGGCTTATGTAGGGCCAACAAAGATGATTGATATACGAGCGGAAAACGATGGTACGGGAGTGGCCGTTTCAGGTTCTGAATGGGTAGGCTTGAAAGCTGTTTGGGTAGATGATGAAAATATGCTCACGGAGACAATAACAGGAGACTCACAGCTTGAGGATTTACCCAAAGGCTATATGATTGAGTATGTCTTAATTGAGGAAACTAACGGAGGTACGGTAACAATTAAATTAGGCACAACTGCCGGAGGTACAGATATAATTGCCTCTCAAGCGGTATCAGCTTCAGGGTTTACTTCTGTTGATGTTGTTTTTGTTAATAGCTTAACTTCTGCCACGAATTTATTCATACAAGACACTGGTGGGGGTTGGGGTACAGCCTCTATTAATGTCAGGGTAATTATGAAGAAAATAAAAAATTAAATACGATATACGATGATACTAAAAAAAGCGAATATAGAAATTGAAGCCTTAGAAAAAACGGCTCTTGTTGCTCTTATCAAAAACATTGACTTTGACAAAACCGTTGTTAAGGTGGATTTATACGAATATGTTAAGCATACTGATACGGTAATTCAGGACATGGATGGTAATATCATTGAAACAATCCAAGGGGATTTGTCACCACATGATCGTTTAGCAAAAAACCGTACTTATTCTTGGAATGAAGCTAAAGAACTATTTGGTGTTACTTTCAGAGACCACAGGGCTTTTCACCCTGAATATATTAAGCCTACTGAAGAAGAAATCAAGGCACAAAAGATCGCTGAACTTGAAAAGACTATTGCAGAGGCGACAGAGAAATTAGAAATTTTGAAAGGATAATACTATGAAAAGATTTATTCTATTTACGATATTAGCGGTTTTCGCATTTAGCGGATTCTCGCAAGTGCAATTCAGCGACGGGGCTAAAGGCTTAAAGCTCGATGTAAGTTTTGCCGAGTCAGCCCTGACGGGTGGGAGTGATGAAGTTACTAATGGAGGATTTGATTCAGATACTTGGTGGAGTAAAGATGCGAGTATAACAATAACAGGAGGGAAAGCTGTTTACACATCCAGTGCTGACGGAGATATTCTTTACAAAACATCATTACTTACAATTGGTAACTACTATCAAATTTATGGTGAAATTAGTGATTATAGCGCTGGTGGATTGTCCTTTAAAGCTGGTTCGGGTGCTGAAAGCCCAACATACAGTGCGAATGGTAAATTTAGTGTTTTACTAAAGGCAACCACAACTCAAACCCTTACTTTTACAGCCAAAGGTACAACAACTTTAAAACTTGATAATGTGGCTTGCCGCCAAATCGACCAAGCCACCTACGAGCGTATTTCAGGCAATTCCGTAACCGCAAGTAATGTCCGAGTAGCACCCGATCACAAAGGCGGTGGGGCGAAGTATTATAGTTTTGATGGTACGGATGATGAGATTAATTTAGGGGATAATGCTCAGTTTGAGTATTCAACGGCAATGGCGGCATTGGTAAAGGTGAATCATACGGATTTAGCGGAAAACCAGACTCTTATAGCAAAGTACATAACAACAGGTGATGAACGAGAGTATAGGCTTCAAGTGTTGTCAACTGGGAAAGTGCAAATATCTTTAGGTGATCCTTCTGATGGAACACTAGGATGTATATGGGTTACGGATGATGTAGTTATAACGGCTGGTGTAGATCATGTAGTTGGGTTTACATATAGTTCGTCAACTATAACTGTTTATGTTGACGGTGTTGAGAAATCAGGTAGCATAGATACGGGTGCAATTCCATCATCATTATGGAACGGTACAGCAGATTTATTAATAGGAAATGTCTGGGCATCTGGGACTGATGAAGTTTATGGCAAAATTTACGATGCCTACCTTTTCAACTACGACATCACCGACTCAATCGCAGACTGGTCCACCAAGATAGCAAACAACACTTTCCTTCTTCCCGAAGCTGATCAGGGGGCGGATAATGTGACGAATATCGTTGTTAATGGTACTTTTGAGGCTGGCACAGCTTCACCACCATCAAGTTGGTCTCACAATGGGAATCATACGGCAACGGCAGTAGCCGATGGTACTGCACCAGAAGGAAGTAATGTTTGTGAAGTAGTTGCAACTGGAAGCGGACTATTTGGGTCGAATTTTTTCAAGCAAACTCCGATTGCACTTGAGGAAGGTCAATCATATATTGTCAGTTATTATGCTAAAAAAATAAGCGGTGGCGATTCTATCAGATTTGGCTTTCAGGGTACAGCAGACTTTGTTTTCGATCAAACCATAACAACCTCTTGGGTTAGGTATTCTTTTCAGTACGATAATACAAATGCGGTTTCTACAAGCATAGTTATTAATTCAGTAGATGGAGCAATGACTTATCGGCTTGATAACGTCTTAATTACCAAATGCGGCTCTACCCTATCACTGCCTTCGGTATGGCAAAAACCCACAGCATGGCACGACTGGTATCATGACGAGATTTACACGGTTGACGGGCCAACGATGTATCGAAACTCATGGTCGAATGCTCTTTGGTTTGATGGTTCGACTTCATTATTGACATTATCAGCTGATCATGTAATAAACACGAGCAACTCAATCGTTACTTTTTGGGCTGCAAGAGCAAGCACTGGTACAGCAATGACCGTATTAGGTAATTCTGGAACAGGAACATACAAATACATTAATTTCACCGATGCAGGTACTATTGTACTTGAAACCGATACAGATACAGATGCGGTAACCGGAACATTGAATGACGATGATACTGACTTTCATCATTATGCTATTGTCTTTGATGGTTTGGCTGTTACCATGTATCAGGATGGGGTAGCAATGTCTATTAGTGGTTCACCCGTAACAGATGACTTGACAGTTGATCAAATAGGGGCCGCTGGAACTGCGGTGTATTTTAACGGGTATTTATCAGCTCCAGACGTTTACGATAAGTCAGTTATCTCAATGCCAATCGCTGATTGGGTTACACTGCATTATGATTCAACAAAATGATAGAAGAACAAGACAAAATAATAGAGATATGAAAAAGATACTTTTAATCGCCTTAGTTTTCGTACCGATCTTGATGTTTGGGCAACGTATGAACCCTGTCATTGACAGCTTGACAGCCGAGTCCGATACAATCGTTTGGTATCATTTATCCACGTCCGACTATTTTGCTTCGTGGTATGTCAAGTGCGACACCTTGGAGGGTGGCACAGACGGCACGATTGAATTAGTAGTTTGCAATGACGGGTTGACTGATGCGGAGTGGTACGCTTTAGGAAAACCGAACCCAGCTGACAGCCTTGCGGCTCGTTTAACGGACAACATGACCAAGACCCTTACAACGGTGGGGGCGTACCCGTTTTATGACCCTGACGGCACGGTGTTCGAGTGGTACGGGTTAAGGTTTACCGTTGGCTCGGTAACGAAATGGCATCTGTGGTGGGAATTTATTTATCAGAAAAAATAAAAGGTGGGGTTGGAACTACGCAATTAACTCAACTTTTTTATGGCACAAAGTGAAAAAACAAAAATTAGAATAGCCTTTGGTTTAGCTATTTTTAGTCCTATTGTAGTAGCCTTGATAATGGGTTTTATAAGCCTACCAAGGGAAAACTCAAACGTGAGCAAGGAAAACAAAAGTGAGATCAAGGTCTTGCAACAAAACGACAAAAACCAAGATGCTCATATTTTGGAAAACACGAAACAGATTGATTACATTAGGCATAATCTGTCAACCAAGGAAGATTTACAACAAGCCAAAGAGGACATCAAGGAATTGATACGAAGTTTCCACAGGGGAGGGGGCGACTAATGAACTGGGCAGAAATGATTCATTTGCCTTTGGCCCTTTTAGGGTGGTTGATTTTCATTGTCGATCAATGGGACGTGGCAATCAAGAAACATGGGGATGCCTTTACGTTTGGTTTATTTATCAGTAAGAATTTACCCAACTTTATTATGAACCTTTTATGTATCGTAGCTTTGGGGGCGATTGCCTCAAACACAGGTTTGCAAATGTCCGTCGCTGAAAGCATTGGTGCAGGGTATTTAGGTAGCCAGATATTCAAAAACAGATTTAAGAGAAATGGCAAAGTATAAAGACGGTGTAATGTTTTCAGGGTTGCGAATGATTAATGGCCAATCCAGAAAATTAGAGGGAGTAAGTGACGAGGTTCAGTTGGCTATCGTTGTTTGGGATGAACTAATCAGGGAGGAAGGACTTGAACAAGGTACGGTAACGGCATTAGGTGATGGTATTCATTCTAAGAATTCATTGCATTATGGGAAATACCGAACTAATGCCGGAAGAACAGGATATTGGATTGATGCGGTTGATTTCAGAACTCGGTACCTGTCCATGAATCAAAAAATGGATTTAGGAAATAAGCTAAAAAAGAAACTTGGCAGAAAGTATGACATTGTTATCCATGATACTCACATTCATGCAGAATACGACCCAAAATGATTGCAGCTATCACAGCATTTTTTTCTAACTTGTTTGGCATACTGGTTACACACTGGGCCACGATCACGGGAGCATGGAGAATAGGGAAATGGATTTCAGATTTATTCACAAAAAAAAATACAGAAAGAATGAAATTAATTACAGTTGACCAGATTAGCGAGATTGCTGAAAAGGCAGATTCCGCTATTGAATTAAAAGGGTTCGGCGAGGTAGTCGATGGCCCATTGATTAAAGGAGGCTTGACGTTAGGTGTCAATGCCGTTGAACGTTGGAAAGACAAAGAAGGCAACCCGATGATTCCTGATAGTGTTTGTGTGGTCACTCAAGAGGCAGTCGGAAAAATCCTTGCAGGGGATTATGCAGAGGGTGTCGGTATGTTGGAGCCAATCGCTGACAAGTATGTCAACTTTAAAAAATTGGATGATGATACAGAGGCGGCACTATTTGGTGTCGTGTTCTTCTTGCTGAAAACGGCAGTTGGTTACTTTCAGGCAAAGTAGTTTTTTGGTTAGTGGTTTGGAAAGCACTCTTGTAATGAGGGTGCTTTTTTTATGTCATAAATTTAATGTACATTTGATCTAACCTTATTCACTTCATCACATTGTCTTTATGTTTACAGGAGAAGGGGCGAGAAATCGCCTCTTTTTTATGTATATAGGCTTTGATATATAAGAATTATTTATATCTTTGTTATGAACATATAAAAATAAGGCAGGTGATGAAACTAAAAAAAGACGACAATTTAAGGAAAATGGCAGCTAGAACAGGCTGGTCATGTGAAACCCTGGGTAAGAAAATCATTAATCGTTTAAAGGAGTTGGACATTGATTTGGATTTGTATTATGGTTGCACTATTGATGAGGCGATCAAGGATATAGACCACACACCGTTAACGGTTATGATTTACACTATTGGGAAGGCGAACAGTTATTGGATTCCTTTTTTTAAGGATTTAGTGATTATGGGTGAAGGAGATTGTCCTGACTGTGGGGGCGAGTTAAGGTTTAAGGATTACGGAGAAAGGGGCCGATTTTCAGGAGATGGTTACAACTACCCTATTGAGTGGGATGGGGAAGTAGAAATGAAGTGTTATGAATGCAATAAAATATTCACAGTATGAGACTCAAGAAAATTTTACACAGTATGCCCACAGCCGAAAGGTTGGAGATGCAAAGGGAATTATCTGACGCCCTTTGGCCCAAAGCGTCAAAAAATAGCAAACAGGTAAATCTCCACAACTTAGTCAACGGAGCGACAAAGTTAAAAGGAGCACAGATACCATTCATTTGCCAAGTGCTAAAGATTACGCCCAACCAACTGTATGGTGTTGAGATTACGGATGAAAAGACCGTAGAGGTGTTGAGACGTTGGTTGAGGAAAGGATTTGATGAGGGTAGTATATGGGAGGCGAAAGCTATTATGAACGCTTGTGATGCGTTAGGCATGAAAGATATGGTTGAGGAAATGAAATCGGATTTAGAATCATAAATATTTAAAACATGAAAGCAACGATCAAGAAGGTAAGGTTTATCAAGGAGTACGAAAACAGGTACGGCACGATGTATTTGTTTGCCGTTAGTTACAATGACACGGAGGCTCTTTATTCCAGCAAGGATAGAGGCCAACAGAAATTCGTGGAAGGCAAGGAGGTCGAGTTCGAGGAAACGGTCAAGACGAAGGACAGCGGCGACACTTTTACTACGATCAAGCCAGCACAGGCAAAATTCAGTCCACAAGTAAAAAGGGAGCAATCAAAGTATTCCGGTTTCGCAATGAGTTATGCCAAGGACTTGGTGATAGCTGATAAGATTCCATTGTCGGAAATCTCGGACTACACGAAGAAAATGTTTAGTTTAATGGTTGAATTAGATAAAACATTATGATTGAAGTTGAAGTAACACAGGGAACCGAGGCTTGGATGGATGAGCGGCGAGGCCGTTTCACCGCCACACGGTTTAAAGGTTTGATGTCAAAGAAAACCACGGCATCATATAACGACACGATTATGGATGTCGTTAGCGAAATAATCACGGAAGAAACAGAAGAAGGGTTTGTTTCTGCTGATATGGAACGAGGCAAAGACATGGAGCCTTATGCTAGAGCTTGTTTTGAGGACTTATACGACGTTTCTGTGCGTGAAGTAGGGTTTGTGTTGCCAGAGGACGAAGAGCTTGCCAAATGGGCTGGTATTAGTCCTGACGGGGTGCTACCAGATGGAGGTTTGATAGAAATCAAATGCCCAAGGCTAAAAACACATTTGAAATACCTGCAAGAAAACCGACTTCCAGCAGAGTACAAACACCAAGTTCAAGGTCAGTTATTGATAAGTGATGCACCTTATTGCATTTTCATGAGCTACCACCCAAAGATGAAACCGTTTATTGTTCGTGTAAAACCAGATAAGATATTTCAGAAAGAAATGTTGGCTGCAATACAGGACGGGATTAAGACTGTGAAGGAAAAGATTGAGTTTTATAAAACGTATTCAGCTGATGAAGTATAATATTACGATCAATCAGTTGGCTGTTGTTAACCTAAAACTGGATTTAGATTTCACCGACATGGCGATATTTGATTTCATAAAGGATTTTTCATTGGTACCAAGTTGTGTAAAGATGCAGACACCCGAGGGGGAATACTTTTGGATTTCACACCAATTGATAATAGGTGAGTTGCCATTGTTGGGAATTAAAACTAAGCAGGGAGTGATAAAAAGAGTGGACAAACTGATTCAGGCTAAGATACTTGTCAAGCATCCTAATTGCTCACACTACGGAAGGACGCTGTATCAATTTGGTGAGAATTTCGAGAAGTTATGTTTTGTTAACAGCCCTAAACAGGAGTTAAGGGGAGCACCCAACGAAAGTTTAGGCACTCTAAACGGAAGTTTAGGCTATAATAAGAATAAGAATAATACTATAATTGAAAATATAGATATAGAAGAAGTATTCTCAAAATCTAAAATTAATGATATTGGAATATTCCTTAACAAATATTTAGCCTTAAAGGAACAGGGAATAGATATTTCTTATTATTTTTATAGTGTGAAAAATTGGAGCGATAGAAACAGCCAAATAAAGAGAACACCGAGGGGATGGTTGGCTACTTTCGAGAACTTCATAAAGAAGGATGATAACAAAGGAGTTACTAGATACGTAAAACAGGAAAAGGCGACAGGCTATTTAGGGTTATGAGTTTAGTCAAGTACAATGATGAGATCGCAAGTTTGGCCGAGAATCCCAAAGTTCGGGAGCGGTTAAACAGGACTGACGGCTTGATATTAGACAGGAGCAACGTGGATGAAATTGCTGTCATGTCTGATAAGGAGTTACAGAAGATCATTGGAGAGATGATGCCCTACCTGTTCAGGGATATAGGAATAAACAGAAAGCCGGACGGTTACGATGGTACACGATTCTTCCAAGTCCTTAGAAGGTACTGTTCTGATTTAACCATGAGTGAAGTGAAGTTAGCGTTTGAAATGTTGCAGTTTGGTGATCTTGACGAGTACTTAAAGGATAAGAACCATTATCAGCAGTTTTCTTTGGAATATGTCGGAAAAGTTATTCAGGCATATAGAAGGAGAAAAGATAAGGTTTTGATCAAGGCACGAAAAGCATTGCCGGAGCCACAAAAGACGTTCAATATTGAGGAACACAACAAGGAAGTAGAGGGATATATCAATGGCTTGTATGCTGAATATCTCGAGACAGGTGAGTTCAGGGGATTGAACCCTTATATGGTCTTAGACCGCTTGCGTGAACTTGGACATGATGTTGACTTTGTTGTGGAGGCGAGAGATTACATTGGTAATTTTCGTGCAACAATCTTAGAGGTAGAAAACAGGTACGAGAAAGACCGCATTAAGAAAGACATGGAGCAAGGAAGGGTTGACGGCAAGGTAAAAGTTAACGCAAGGAGAAACAAAGCAAAGGAAAAGGTCTTAGGTATATTTAAACAACTAAAGGAACAGCGATGCAATTCGATTACTTTATAGGGATTGACCCGGGCAAACAGGGAGGGATTGCCGTTATTGGAAACGGTGTATCTGTTATTCGTATGCCAAAGTTTGAAACCAAGGAGCCGACATTTGCTAAGATGCGTGTTCTATTGGAACAGCTAAAAGTTGACTACCCTAATTCACTGGTATTTGTTGAGAGTGTGCAAAGTTATCTCGGTGATGTATCAGAAGGCGGTAAGATTTTCAATATTATCAAAATGATAAAAGGGTACATTGAATTGAAGACCATTTTAAAGATGTTGGATTTTACGGTTATTGATGTGACACCTAAGATGTGGCAGAACCGTATGAATTTATCTGTTAAGGAATCCTCACAGGATAAAAAGAATAGGATTAAAACATTTGCTCAAGCTGTCTGTCCAGAGATAAAGGTCACTCTATGGAATGCCGATGCCATTACGATAGCAATGTTTGGTCGCAACCAGTGGATAGAGCAGACGAAATGGATGAAAGAGAAAATGAGAAAAAAAGTTGTGTTAACATTGTTATGAATTAAAGAATATTTATTAATTTAGTTCTGTAAACGAAAAAGGATATGTGGATAACAAAGGCTCGATTAAGGAAGGTCACACCGAAGAAAACAAAAATTACCCTAGAATTTGATGTTAAGGAGTACAGCGAAGATTTTGATCTTCTTGTTACTCAATCTGTTGATGCAGATGGTTACATTGCATTTTCCGCTGATGTGTTGAAACGCGAAGTAGAGGAGGCAATGAAGAACAGGAGCATTGGAGTAAATGAGCAAGGCAAATCAAAGAGCCAGATTCTTAGGGGAAGGATTTATAAATATTGGAACGAGCAGTATTCCGGCACAAAGGAGTGGGAGGAATATTACTCAACGGTAATGGACGCACTAATTGAAAAAATAAAATGAGCATACAATCAGGAGTTGAAAACATTGTCCGAGAAACGGAAAGCAAATTTGGACTAACTCGTCAACAGGTAGGTGCAATGAGAAAGAAGTTGACAGGATTTTTAGACCAGTTAATGAAAGCCATTGACACGGGGCAAGTTCAGGAAACGTTTCACATCAAACGATCATTTAGGATAGAATACCGATATTTCATGTTGACTGTTTTCACGGATAAGACGGCAGAGAACATGGGTTTACAGGTTCAAGAGATCACGATGCAAGAGTTTTTGGAATTTAATGTAAGAGCAAAAAATGCAATTCACCGCACAAATAATAGACGGTAAAGTGGTAACGAGTACCAGTTTCAAGCAATGGATTTCCACGTTGAAGAACGGCACTCGCTTGGTTATGGATATTGAGGCAATCGGGAAAGATCAAAGTTTCAACCAAAAGGGATTTTTCTATAAAGGAATTTTGCCAAAAGTAGTTGCAGGGTTCATGGAATTGGGAGAGCATATTTCAATCAGAGAGGCAGAGGATAGAATGAGGCATGGGTGCCCTTTGTTACATGAACACAAAGTTACACAGGAGGGAAGAACAAGTATAAGAATAAAAGAAGTCAGCGAGTTGGATATGCCTACGATGTCAAATTTTATTGATTGGTGTATTCAGTTCACGGCAGAGAATTTAGGTATAATCATAAACAATGAAAGATGAAAAAGGATTTATTTTCTTCACAGGGATTAAGGTTTGACGGTTCAAGCTATGTTCCAGCATTTGACCAAAAAAGGTTAACGGGTCAAATACGAAAGATTTACAACTGTATGAAAGATGGTAAGTTTAGAACCTTATCACAGATACAGGAAGAAACAAGAGCACCACAAGCAAGTATTTCAGCACAGTTAAGGCACTTGAGAAAACCAAGGTTTGGAGGGCATACGGTTGAGAAACGAAGGGTAGGGGATTCAAGCAATGGTTTGTTTGAGTATCAGTTGCAAATCAACAATGAGCCAGCTAATGAAAACCCAAAACAGGAGATCAAGACCGAGGATTTATTAGGTGTGTCACTTCGTAGTTGCATGGGTTACTTGACTGAACTAAAGGGTGAAATGAACCCGTATTACGATAAGAGCTTGCATTTGGAAATCATAAGGTATGTTGGTCAATATGGAATCTAAAAGACACAGACAACAATCAGATTCGCTCAAGTGCATTGCTTGGGCCGTGATCGGGGCGGTAGGTATTGGTTTGCTTTACCTTGCTATTCAGGAACTGTATTTCTGGTATCAAATTATTACGCTATGATACCAATCCTAAGTACTTTACTAACGGGTTTTCTCGGCACGGCTTTTTACGCTAAATGGCTGGGCAGAGACGGTGCAGCAACAGGCTGTACGATTGCAGGAATGTTTATACTGATTATAATTGTGATGATATGAAAATAATGGAGGAGATATAATGGCATGGATTAAAGCAGCAGAAAGACCACCAAAAGAAAACGGTAGTTACAGAATTAGAAACAATGTACCATCCTGTAATAATGGGGAGGGCGAATGCGAATACGACATTGAAACAGGATGGGTTGTTCCCGAACTAATAAAAGATTTTTTCAAGGTGCTTTATTGGTGGGAATAATTTATTATTAGAGCAGAAAAATTGTACACAATCAACTGATATGAAATACAAAGGCTACATAATCGAATTGAATCCAACCAACTACTACAACCATTTGCCAGCCACTTTTAGGTATTACCCTGAAGATGCCACAGACGGTGAGGAATATTGGGCTGAGACTCTTGAGCAGTGTAAAACCGAAATAGATGAACTGATATGAAAAAGACAAACAACTTAATTTATTGTGGATTCATGGCTATGATATTCACAAACACATACCTACTTAGTAAAAATATAGTATGTGGCATTATCTCCATTCTCTAGGTTGCAGCACTTATCATAGGTTACTTTATGCCATATAAAAAATAACAATTAACGTTAAAACCCCAAGAGAAATGAACCACAACGGAGAAGATATCATTAAAGCTATTGTTCATAGATTGAACGACAAAAATATTAGGTGTCATGATTCAGCTATTTTGTCAGAATTAAGGCAATTGAATAGACATGAACTAAATCAATTAATAACCTTTGGAGATGTTACAACGTGGTACAATGAACGTAAAAACTACACTAAACCCCAATAGAAATGAACAGAAAAACAGCAAGAGAAATTGCCGAAACTATCACTAATGAACAAATTAAGCAAATGTTCGATACCGCAAAGGCAAAAATTACAGACTGGACAAAAGTTAGTAGTGTAAACAAGGGAATGACAAAAGGAATAGCTTGGAACATATTAGCTAAAGACTTTGATTTAGAAACGAAACACCATATTCTTGCCAAAACGAATATGGTTAGAGAATTTGGCGAATTTTTGCCTAATGAATTAAAACCCCAAAAGAAAATCAAACAGTACAAGCCACCAGTACATCAAGACCCTCAATTTTAAACCCCAAGAGAAATGAAAACATATAGAATTAAAGAAATAGAATATTACAACGGAACTATATTTTTTGTCCAACGTAAATCAATATTTGGATTTTGGTATTACGTTTACAAAATTGAGGCTTACAAAAGCAAAGAACACGAATCACGTTGTCTTGCGAAAGAAATCATAAAACGTAAGTTACACAAGCCAAAAACTGAAATTATTTACCCATGATTAAAACCTAATAAAAATGAAAACTAAAAAAATAATAAGACTAACACTGGCTATATTACTCATAATAATATTTAGCCCATTACTAGTGTGCATGGTTGATTAAAATCGAAGAGAAATGAAAAATATATTAGCTCACATAGGATTGATAGCCTTAGTATTGGTTTGGTTAAAGTCTATAATAATTGGAAGTGAATTTAATTTTATCAGTTGGATAAAAAGAGGTAGGCAATATACTTATGAGTACTATAAATGGCTTTCTCAAAAACCAAAATAAGTTAAGAAGATAACTATGAAACAACAAGAAAGAATAGGAGCAGTAACATTAGGACACTTAACTAACAAGAAGTTCCTGACTGGAATCATCCCCGATCAATGGGAGGAAAAAGTTTATGATCATGATACCTATTGGTCTGTAAAATGTCGCAGGGTAAATCTTGTGAAAATGACATATAGTGAAGAAGAAAGGCAATATTCTAATATCTGTAAACAAATTATTGCTGAATTTGGAGACTTATTGATGGAAATATATGGCATTGAAGGAGTTGATACGGGAAGTCATTTTTTAGTGTACTTAAAGAAGAAGCAATGAAACAACAAGAACAACTAAAGCATGAGGATATTGTCAAATCCTTAAAAGACAAAGAGCAAATATTGACAGACCTAATCAGTAAAGTTGATAATGATGAATTGCATACTGTATATATTGATTGGCAAACATTGCGTAATGAAGCTAATGAATTGTACTTGAAAATTATTGAAGAAGCAGTTAACACCCGCCAACCACAAAGTCAAGTAAAAGAACTAAAATACTTGACAGATGAAGCAGGGGAGGTAAGTAATGATCTTGGTGACTTTGTTAAAGTAAACTACCAACATAGATTAAGCTATACTGAAGAACTTGGGGATTTTGCAAACATACCATTTTATGAACTAAAAGAAATTGGTGCTAAATGGGCCAGAGATCAACAGACTGCTCAACCCAAATCTGTCACAGATATAACGAATAATTGTGACAAACCCGAATGCAGTCAGAAGTTCTTCGATGGCATGATGGAGGTATTTGAGGGGAATAAAGGGAAGATAAGTGATGAAGCGATTGAGGAGTTTGCAAATTGGTTTTGTGAGAATTACGATACTGGTTATTCAACATCGAAAGATATTGCAAAGGAACTAACTAAATGGCTCCGTGACCAAACCAGTGAGGATTGCGATCATGAAATAGAGCCTACAGGAAATCAGTGTGTTAGATGTGGTAAATATCAAGGTGAAATATTAAACGAATCAGACCAAACCAGTGAGGGGTGGGTGGATGTGAATGAGAGGCTGCCTGAGCCAGAACTAAGGGAAGGTGACAAATGGTATCGGATTTCAGAAATATACTTAGGAAAGTCTAGCAGGGTTGAGTTAATAGCTGAAATCGCTCACGTTAAGAAGAAATACGTCCTAATGGATTTAGATGAAGAAATTAAGATAGGGGGGTATACTCATTGGAAGTATCACAAAATACCAACCCCACCAAAGAAAGGATAAGGGTTGTAGGTAACGTTAATGTGTGCTTTTAAATCAAATCGAAATGGAAACGGGCGGTCAATTTATGTGTAAACCCTCCTTGGAGCATAGGCCCGGTTCGATTCCGGGCTTGGGTTCAAAACAAATAATTCATAAATCCATGGAAAAAATTCAAATACCCTCAGTATCCGAGTTTATTGATAAAACAGAAACGAGTAAGACTATTGTTATATCTTTCGGTGACATTGATAGAATGATGGATTTCTGCAAGGATAAAGACAGGAATATTACAAGGGATTTTTTTGACTGGTATTTAATCGACAACGGAGAATATTTTGCAAGAAAAGGTGTGATCCTTATTGATAAATTTATTGCGGGTGAGGAAAAACTTGTGGTATCATTTGACCTTACTATCCCTGATAATGTCAACTTTGAATTATACCGATATTCCGACCAATCCATTATGTCTCATTTTATTTACAAGAGACAGGAAAATTTAACCATGACTGATATTGTTCTTGATATAAAATACCTATTTGCTCATACTTTTAAAGACACTGAAAATTTATTTATCGCTGAAAGATTATTAAAAAATACCGTCAGGCTCAATATGAGTATTATTGAACTTGATAAGAGAAGGAGACGACAAAAACGACACTTGACAAAAGATGAAATTGTATTCCAGAAGCGCACTAATAAAAGCCTTCAGGAGGAAGCGAGGTTTAATTGTGAGTTGGCGGTCTATACGTTGTATTCTTTAATGTATTACGTTTCAAGGCAAAAAACTTCGATACAAGAAATAAGCTCCGATTTTAGCACTCAAGTTACTAATGAGTCCCTAGGTAAAAAAGTTGAGCATATATATAAATATACCGGCTATGTCGATCTGAGTAAAAATAAGGTTTACAAGCCGATTGTAAAAAAAGATCCTGATGAACCTATTAGGGAATATCAGAGGCATATTGAAAAATGGACCGTCAGAGGTCATTACAGAAGAACATCGAATGGTTTAATATGGATTGAGCCACATGAAAAAGGTCAAGGTGAAGTTGAAAAAAGAATCTATGGTGAAGGTGACGGGAAGGCTCTTAATTTAATCCCGAAAGAATTTGTGGTAGAGAGGACCATAAAGGATAAAAAAATAGCAACAACAGAACCTAATGCTCTGATTTTTAAGGCTAAAAAAGTAAATGATAAAATCCCCCCCTTGCCTTTAAATTTACGAATTGTTTTTATATGGACTAAGATAACTAGCACTATTGTAAAATTATTTAACTTGAAGTAAGTCATGAAAGCTGAACATTTTAGATTATTCCTTTTCAGGACACACCCAGTAGCAGCCAAATCATTAACGAATGAGCTTACTGATGGGATCGGTAAGTTTTTCTGGGCATATCTAACCGAAAAGCTGGAAGGGGCCGAAAAAGCTGATGAAATAATGGATATCAGACCACATATTGTTGCTGATAGATGTTTTTTTGATCCTTTTAGTATTATGGGTTATCACCCCGCACTAATAATCCATTTCGAGAATTTTATTCAAAGGGAAGAGCAATTTGCCAGAGATTCAGGCTTATGTTGCCCTACCTGCAATAGTATAAATATAACAAAGTTTACACATATACATGTATGTGGCGACTGTAAACATAAGTGGCTGCCTAAAAGGTAAATAACTATGGAAAGTAAATTTACTAAAATAATTATCGACACCAATGATCGGTTCATTGGCTACACAGATAAATATAGGCTATCAATGTGTAAATACAAACCCGACTATATCAGTTTTGATATTAGTGCGGTTGGATTTGAAATAGTGGATTGTACCGTAAATACAAAGGACTTTGATAAAGCTAAACTAATTGCACTTGAAATCATAAAATTATTAGCGGATGGAATTTAAGCCCCAAATTAAAATCAATATCCCCGACTGTGAAAAAGGTGACTGGAAAGTGAAAAACTTTGTCATAAGCCACGATGAAGCCCGATGGCATAATTTACGTGAATTGATATCCGGGAATGGCAGACCAGTAATACCCGGTGAATATGTAAGCCTTCAGAGAAATGGCAGTACTATCATGAGTAACACCCCGGCAGAAATTGGTGACTTCAACGAATTTAAAAGAAAAGCCACCGGGAATGTACTTATCAACGGCCTAGGTCTGGGGGTTACACTTGCGTATATCTTAGCCAAACCCGACATAACCAAAGTAACCGTGATTGAAATAGATCAGGATTTGATTGACCTGATAAGCCCGTTCTATACTGATCCTAGGGTAAATATCATTCACGCTGATGCCCTTGAATATAAGCCTGAAAAAGGTATTAGATTTAATGCTGTATGGCATGACATCTGGGATAATATATCAATTGAAAATCTTGAAAATATGGCCTTGTTACATAGGAAATATGGCCGGAAAACAGACTGGCAGGGTAGCTGGTGTAAAAGACTTTGTTTATCCATGAAAAGAAAAGAGGACCGGGAGAATAAGCAACGTGAAATGATGCTTGGAAGTTTAGGATTTGGATATGTGTTAAAGTAGCTGTGAATCAGAACTATAAAATACAAATGAGGTTTTTTAAATCATTCCAAACGAGAAATAAAAATAACGAATTGTAATTATATCCAAAAAGGAATAATTACATTAGCAGAAATAATATTAAAAAATGGACATAATTATGAAAACAAATCAGATAATGATTCGGGAAGGGATGGTGAAACAAAGAACCTGCGATAATTATTTCGATGCTAATACTCTAATTGACCAGTGGAATAAAGTTAACAACGACAAGAGGCAATTGCATAATTATTTCAAAACAATGGGTACTAAAGATTACATCCAATATCTTATAGAAAGTGAAGGTATTGAAAAGCCTGTTATAAGATCAAGGGGTAAAGGGGGTGGCACTTGGGTACATCCAAAGATTTTCATTGATCTTGCCATGTGGACTTCCATTGAATTTAAAGCGAAAGTTATTGATTGGGTGTTAGATGGGCTTATAAAATCAAGGCATGGGGCTGGTGATTACTACAATAAAATGTGTGCTACTATTATGAAGGTCTATGTGGAGGTAAAGGGTTCCAAGCCCCCCGCAAAAATTTATGCCGATGAAGCAAACGCTGTTAGAGAAATTGCGGGAGTTGGTAAAGACCGGAATGTGCTTACTGAGAAAGAGCTTAACAAAGTTATAGTACTCCAAAAAGCTAACACCCTCTTAATTCAAAGGAATGTTGGTAAAAAATCTAGGAGGAAAAACCTTGAATTTATATCACAAACAATTGATATGTAATGGTTTATTTTATTGTTGATTATAAGCGAAATTTATGCAAGATTGGGTTTTCTGCTTACAAATTTATGTTCACGAATAACAAGGCTATTGAATCTCAAAATAATAAATTACAGCTATGAAAAAAATTGAACTGATCGAAACTACCGAAATCAGAAGTGGTATAAAGACTTATTACATAATCAAAATTAAATCGAGAAAAATGTATTAGAAGTAACGGCTAAACTGAATTGATATGAAAACACAAAACGTTATAGGTGAACAATTTGATATTGCAGCAGAATGAAACGGTTTGGCTATGTTTAGTAGCGGAATCGAAGTGCGAAATTATAAAAATGAGATACAGTAAAATATAATTATAAACCTTGCGCATAGCACCAAAACCGCTATTAAATATAGCTGTTGTTATGCGCTTTTATTGCGGGAGGGTAAAATGAAAAAGAAATTTATTGCAATACTTAA